GGAAGGTTTTGCCCCGCCTGCTTGGAGGACATTAAAATCGCTCCGAAGAGGCCAGCAACAGCAAGACCAATATCAATACCAGCATCCTTTAAGTTCATCGATGTTGCGCCTGCTTGGCGACAGACACTGCATTCAGTAGATCCAGCTCAAGACGCTGGTATCGCGCATCTGAATGCCATTTCTGTGCCGTTGGCGCAGTATACGTTTGCCCCGCTTGAAGTTCAAGTATCTCCTTGCTGGGTGGATACAAGTATCTTGCTGGAGCGGGTGAATTGATGGCGCAGCCTGTCAGCCAGAGCATCGCGGCCACTGGCCCTAGCCTCAAGGATTTGAGTTTCGATCTCATCGCAATATTTGGCTATGTCCCGCTCAAGTTCCCAAGAAGCTCGTTTAGCCTTGATCTCCAACCACAGGCGTAGAATTTGCAGCAGGTTTGGTATCATTTGATTCCTTTCGGAAGACGTTGATCATGCCAATAAGAGCAAGTCCTGTGGTCAGGATAGCCTCTTGCATTTCTGGGTGCAGCTTTAAACCAATCGCTGTAAGCACAGCAAATAGCCCGCGCCAAGTGGATGGCTCTTTAAGTCGTTCGAGTAGGTACTTCATAAGTTACTTCTTCTTTGCTGTCTTGGCTGATTGTCTAAATGCCTTTGCAGTTGGCGCACCCTTGGTGCCCGGCCTGCGCATTCTCTCCTTGCTGCCAGCGGCGATCCGCTCGCGCTTGGCGTGAATGTTGGAATAAAGTCCTCGTTTCATAAAGTTAGCACTTCCATCTCCGCATGCTTGCCCGCGCCCGTTCTGCCGGGCCTTTGGCCTTGGCGACTACACCTGCCATACGAGCGCAGAACGACTTCTTGCGGCCAGCGTCAGCCTTGGTCTTTGGGTTGGGTGCGGGAGCCTTCAGGTTGCTGCCAGTAGCTCGATTGTACTTGGCTCGTCCTTTTGCTGTCAGGCCTGCACCTTTAGACACGGGCAGCTTCTCGCCGCGACCCACTGCTAGTGATACGGATTTTCTTGGCATAAGGTTATCGGGCTAAAGCGTACTTGCTAGGTACTTCTGCAAAGGCTGCGAAGATGTAAGTTCCACCTGTGGTGTTTGGATCGCCGCCTGTTCCGCGCAATTTAAATCCATTAGACAACACATCAATTGGCGATGCCGCTGAAGATGCCTCTACGTTTGATAGGTTAGAAAACAACACGTTTGGTGCAGCGTTATAAGTATCTCTTGCAGAGTCCCAAACACGCCAGTCACCAGCAACGTCCGTTCGCTTAACCATCACCCATTTCGGCCTAAACCCACAGAACACAAACGGCCCGTCGGCGCTGCCATTCCCCGTGTAACTGCCAAAGCGGGAGAAGCCTGCGATCTCAGCAAAGCAGTAGGCGACAAGACTATTGCCACTACCATTGGTTGCCGAATTTGTGCCAACGGCAAAATTAGATGAAGTTGGTGCCGTGTTATTCCATGTAATAGACGATGAAGCGGCAGCAGCAGTGGTAAATATCAAAACATTGGTAGCGCCAGTAGCCGCATGGTAGATGGACCAGTTGTCTACTCCAGTAGACATATTTTTTACAATAATCATCGCTGGAGCCACGCCAAGATTGTGAGCCACAGTGCGAGCAACGCCAGTTCCCGTGTAGTTCACAATGTCCAATCCAGCCGCAACACTCTCTTTCCACTGCCAAGCAATGTATGAGTTTGCATTTGCGTTGACCAGCGTCGTATCCGTGCCAAGGCTGAACCCATCAGCGCCAAAGGCCGTCAAGCTTTGTGAAAGCGTAGTTTCGCCCGTGGTCGTGTTAGACGAGAGATACTTTGTAGTTCCCCGCACAGAGTCAAACAGCGCATGGCTCGTAGCGCCCGGTGTCCGTGACTTAATCCACACCAGATCCGGCTGGAACGACACGCCATTCACCACATTCGACAGGGACCGTGCAGTTGCGTTGCCCGTGTAGGCCGTTGCCGCCATGAAGTTCGCGCCATTGACAATCGACGGTGTCGGCAAATTGTTTGTATTCAGTGCGCGGAAGCCGGCTGGAGGCGTGTATGCGAATGGGCGTTGGCCAAAGTTGGCGTATATAATTTTTGCGTTTGTTAAAGATCCAGCATATGGAAAATATCCACCACCAGTCAGTCCAGTAGCAATAGATGTATAGGTTGATCCATCAACGGTATAATCTAACGCCCCAGTGTCTGCATTAAATTTCAATCCAATTGCATTAATTGTTGGAGTGATTGAAGCAGTTGTTGCAGCAGTTTTGTAAACACCAATAAGTTGAGATGCGGTTGCTGCGCTATAAGCAATTTCCCAATACCAACTACCACTGTCCATTGACATGCTGCCAATAATATTTTGTGCAGCGGTAGATGTGGTCTGAAGGTTTGCAGCAGCTAGTGTCGCTGTCGTAACTTGGTCCAACGGATTCAGCACCGCATAATTCCCCCTGCCGTTCCCGTTGTCACTGTAGTTCACCGGGACATCCAGCATGCTGTCGTACGTCACGCCCGGCGTCACGCTGATGCCGCTTGGCGTCCAGTTGTTGCCATTCCCTGAGCTATCCTTGCCAATCGCAGCAGCCGTCGCAGCATTGGCATCCGAAAACTTAAGGTAGAACCCATTTGTGCCGTAGGTGCCAACGTACTGCTTGGGCGACCACACGCCTGTGGTGGACTCGATCTGGCCAAAGGAAGATGGCGTCAGTGCTTGTCCGTCGATCAGATAAACTTCAGTAAGGTAGCCGTCAACTGTATTTCCTATTACTCCAGAAGTTGCCGTTATATTTCCTGCAAGGCAATGCCGTTTATTTGATGTAATTATACTTGAATAGCCACTTAGATCTTTTGATAAAGAAAAATTTGTTATTTGACTTCCGTTAACGTATAATTTAACTCTATCTGAAACTGTTGGCAGTGTTGTATTTAAGGCAACAACAATATGATACCATGCGGAAGGATCACGAAAAACTTGCGATGTTACTCTTAATCCTACCTCATTGCCGTTGTAGCTTTCTTGGTATTGCAATGTATCGTCTGCAAGAAAAGCAATTCGTCCGTATGGAAAACTATTTGTTGAATTGGCAAAATCTCTTGCATCAAGAATAATTTGAACTGTGCCCATTGCTCCACGCTTTATCCAACAACTAAATGTCCAAATATTCCTTGCACCGTCAACACTAGGAGTTCTGGTTAAGTTAGCAGACGCACTTGACCGAAACCGAAGTGAGTTCGTGACAAAGTTTCCGCGCCTGAGACTGCCTAGTAAGGATAACATAGAAGAGAACATAAATTACGTTGTTGCATCGCCACCAACGACCCACTGATTTGCGGCCACTTTGATTAGCGAAATGACTGCATATTGTCCAGAAGTCTTCGTGCCGTTCTTGCTGCTTACAGTCGTAGTCCCCGGCGTCACTGCACTCACCGTCACTTGACCCGCGCCAAGCTGCATCACAAGGATCTGCGTGCCAACAGGGAAGTCCACGGTTGCATCTGTAGGGATCGTCAGTGAGATTGGCGAGGCGTTGCTTGCTGTGACCAGCTTGCCAGCGTCAGCCAGCGCAGGCGTAAACGTCGTGCCAGTCTGCGCGTTGATAAGCACTGTTGCGGTCGCAATCGGGTTGCGATTAAGCAGCGCGAACTGGTTCGATGACGTGATGTAGAGCTGCGTGTTGTCCCACTCAAGAGCGCCAAGCTGGCGGGTGGACAAAAGTGTAGCAGCGGCTGTGCTGAAGTTAATTGGGTTAACTGTAGCAGTGTTCGCTGTAAAGGTCTGTCTTCCGCTGTATGAGTTTGCAGAAAGCACAGAGTTGCTGGCGCGTTGATATACGGTAAATATATTTAAAATATCAGTGCCAACATTAATAAAATCTCCACTTGTTAGCGTGGTTGGCCCTTGAATTGCATATGTAACCCCTGTGCGATTTGTGCCGTATTGATTACTAACAAGCATGCCAGTCTTAACAGTGCCGCTAAACCAAGCTGGACGAACAAACGTAGCCTGCACACCAACTGCTCCCGGATTTACCACAATCCACGGCCCGTTATCTCTTCCATTATGCTGTGATGCCGTAGGCTGAGATGTAAACACCACAATGTCGCCAGCAGCCGGACTGCCGCTATCCACGGACAATGCTCCAGTGGCCGTTACTGTGAACGTGTTCGGCGTTACGCCAGTGTCCATCGTGCCAGTCACAACGCTCGTCTGTGACCAGCCGCCAACAAAGTGCATGTTGCCAAGTGCAGTCAGCGCAGCAAGTGCAGTCGTGGCCCCAGTGCCGCCAAGCTCAATGCCCAGCGGAGCAGCCGTCGTAAGCGCAGGCTGGTAGGCAGATAGCTGGCCTGTTGTCGCCAGTCCACTCAGTGCATCCGAGGTGATCCCGCCAAGGTTGCTTAGTGCCGATGGTGCGTCCGTTGCGCCCGTCCCGCCGCCTGCAACTGCAAGCGTGCCAGTCAAGTTGAACGTCTCACTGCCGCTTGTAAGTGGGGTGACTGGAAGAAATGACAGGCCGGACACTTGGCTTGTCATCGCAATGCTCGTGATTTTGCCTAAACTATCTAAAGAGGCCGTCTGAAGCGCACTGATGCGCCCGTAAGCGTCTACGCTAATAACTGGCACCGCTGCGCTCGATCCCACATTAGACAACACTCCGGGGCCAGCAGTCTCAAGGGCAATTGTGCCAGTATTTGTGATGGTGCCCCCAGACAGCCCAGTGCCAGCCGTGATGGACGTTACCGTGCCAGATCCGCCAACTGCGATGGCTTCCGTTGTAAGCGCGGTGATTTGGCCGTAAATGTTGGCCGAGATGACTGGAACTGCGACAGATGAACCTGCGGTGATGGCAGCGATTCCCGTAGTTTGCAGTGCAAGCGTGCGGCTCGTCGAAAGATCTCCGCCACCAGTCAATCCTGCACCAGCAGACACGCTGACTTGGGACATCTGGATCTTGTTTAACGCAAGCGGCGCGGCGGTTGAAACATCCGAGTCAGTGATTAATGACGCCGGGTTCTGCGGGACACCATTGATGACCTTTACCACACCTGTGCCGCCCACGGACGGGATTGTCGTGTGAACGTGCGAAGGAGTGCCGTCGCCAAAATCAATCGTAGCAGTATGCCCAGCGGCGGAAGCCTGCACCTGCAAGAGGATGTAAAGCCTGTCAGTTGGAGTAACGTCCGTTTGCGGAATTACCACCGAAATGGCAGTCTGAACCGTAGTCCCGTTGTTGCTGACAACAGCAGTGCCAGATGTGGAAATCAGTGTCGAGGTTGTTCCGTCCCACTTGTAGACCTGCACGCGCAGTAAAGTAGGCGCGTTTGCGTTTGCGTCAGACTTGGCCCACACGTTGAAGTCAAAGATGCCAGCAGGGATGTCTTGAAGATTTGGGTCCAACGTGTCGGATACAAACCCAGCAATGTCAGTCCACACGCCACTAGTCAGCACTGCTGATTGCACAGAAGTCTGGGCAACCTCAGCAACGCGTCCCAGTTCTTTTGAGTTGGCAGGAGCAGGCGCATCTGGATTTGTGCCATAATTAAGGTAGAACAACACTCCACCACCACCAGATCCACCAGCAGCAGGCGCTGTTGCCACCCATGCTGAACCATCCCAAGTCAACACTTGTCCGCTGGTTGGTGCAGTGGCAGACACAGCCTGGCCTTGAATCTTTGCAACCGTCGGGTTCGGGTAGTTGCCGGACAGATCTCCGCCAGCAGCGGCAGTCGCAGACAACGCGCCAAGACTTGTCAGTGCGGCAACACTGGTGGTCGCTCCAGTTCCACCTTGCGAGATGGCGAGGGGAGCGGCAGTCGTCAGCGCAGGCTGAAGCGTGCTGATCTGTGTTGTGGTTGCGTAGCCGCCAAGCTGCGTGGTCGTGGCAAACCCTGAAAGTTGTGAAGTTGTGGCAATCCCAACAATCTGTGAAGTGGTTGCGTAGCTGCCGAGTTGTGCGGTAGTTGCAAAGCCAGAGATCTGAGCCGTGCCAATCGCGTTCTGATTGTAGTTAACAACAGATACAGAGATGTCGCTTGTGCCAACACTAATAGGCCCATTTGTAGCCTTGCCCACGTTGTAGATGTATCCAGAACGTGTGTTTCCAGCACCAACGCTGACCGTGACACCTTGATAGATGGTTCCGCTAAACCATGTTGGGCGAGTCAGTACTACTCCAGAAACGCCGCTTACGTTCATGGCGGTCACAATCCACGGCCCGTTTTGTTTTGCATCAGACTGAGCCGTAAAAAGAACTACAACGCCAAGAGAAATGGTTACGCTGTCAAGCTGTGGGGTATTAGTAGCAGAGTAAGTAAACGTGTTGGGAACGGGAACAGTGTTTGACGTTCCAGCTTGATTCACCAAGGCCGCCAACCCAGTCACATAATGGCCCGTGCCACCTGTCTGAACTGTGCCGTCGTAGAATGAGATGCCCTTGCTATCGACCGAAAGCGCAGCGCCAGTGCCGGACTGCGTGATTGCAACAGCAGGAGCCGTAGAGTTGGCCGCAAACGTAGCAGCACGGCCTGTGCCGCTTTGGCCTACTATAAGTGAAGTTGAGGTGCCGCCAACGCCAAGCGTTTGTGGTTGGCTAAATGTGTTCTGCTGAGAAAGCCCAGCAACAGTCACGGCAGTTCCAGTTGATGGAGAGAAGGTCAGTTTGCTTTGATTGCTAACCCAAACGTCACCACCAATTGAGCTTGCTGGAGCAGCAGCGCCAATCAAAGCGCCCCCAATGTTAGCCTTGGCCTGATCGGTGGTTGCCGCCATGATGAGGCGACCGTCCATCGTCGAGCCGGACTTCAACACATAGGCATTCAACTG